TTGGACCTAAGACTGAAGAGGCAGTTAAGGCATGGCAATCAGCCAACGGCTTAACTCCTGACGGTATAGTAGGAGACGGAACATGGAATAAAATGTTCGGGACAACTCCAGGTACTGCTCCTGCACCCGCTGCAGCTCCAATCCCTTCTGGTCCATTTAAATTAGACAAACTAAAGGGACACATTCCCGATGCAGTAATTGCTCAGATTCCTGACACTGCTGCAAGATTTAATATAACTTCTCCTTTGAGACTTGCTCACTTCTTGGCACAGTGTGGTCACGAATCAGGTGGGTTCAAAGCCGTTCAAGAGAATTTAAACTATTCTTCAAAAGGATTGCAAGGCATCTTCGGAAAATACTTTCCAACTTTGGCTTCAGCTGAAGCTTATGCTCGTCAACCTCAAAAGATTGCATCTAGAGTCTACGGAGGTAGAATGGGTAACGGTGCTGAAGCATCAGGTGAAGGTTACAAATACAGAGGCCGCGGTTACATCCAATTGACTGGAAAAGCAAACTACATGGCTTTTGATAAGTTTGTACCTGAAGATACAACAAACAATCCTGATTTAGTAGCTACAAAGTATCCTTTGGCATCTGCCGGTTGGTTCTTTGATACAAACAAACTTTGGGGTATCTGCGACAGAGGAGCCGATGATGCAACAGTTACAGCTGTTACCAAAAGAGTTAACGGAGGTACTATTGGATTGGCAGATAGAATTAAACATTTCAGAGAATATTATAATCTATTAAAGTAATGAGCGAGTTTCAATTAAAAGAAGGACAAGGATACATTTATGTGGGTGAGTATTTCCACAAGTTTGGTAAGGAAATGACCCTTAAAGAAAAGAAGATTGGTAAAACCGATTCTCTTTTATCTATCCCACAGATTGACGATTATGCATTTAGTTTAGACTTTGCAGCATCTGATATCTATTTAGTAGAAAATGTTGATAAACTTTACGAAGCATTAATTAATATCCTAGATCACGACAATCTAAAAGAAGATTGGTTTGAGGATACTGACAACGACTTGAAAGAAAGGGTTGCCAAATTCATGAAAGCATTCGGATACGTTGAAATTTGTGACGTTGACGGAGATGGAATACCAGACCACTTAGATAACGAAATAGGATAATATGAAGACGACATTACTTGCAACATCAGCAGCGGCTGCCTTTGTGTGTAGCTACTTTTTTAACTTAGCAATGGAAAACTCAGAGCAGTACCTTGCTGTTGTTGCAGTAATCTTCATGGATGGTTTCTTTGGCGTTATTGCCGGAACCAAAAGAGAAGGATTCAAGACTTATAAAGCAGTTAGAATCTTAAAGACATTAGTTGCTTGGATTATCACTCTCACGGCATTGATAATGGTTGAAGCAGGTTTTAAAGGAACATCATGGTTATCAGAAACGATTTTAATTCCATTAATAGTATTTCAAGTAATAAGTGCATTGAAGAATGCAGAACAGGCCGGCTTTATTAAGAACGAAGCCTTAACAGCGATCCTAGATAAGATCGACAAACACAAAGAAAAATAACTTGCTTTTTAGTTATTTATTACATACATTAAAAGTATGGGTAAAAAACTGTTTCCATATATTATTGCATTATCAGCTCTAGCAGTTTCTGCTTCGGCTGCTTTCTACTCTGTGTCTGGTATCATGAAATTATTCGCCGGTGCAAGTCTTGCAGTTGGTATTATGGCAGGATCACTGGAAGTAGCTAAGCTAGTAATTGCTTCATTACTTTACCAGTACTGGACTGAACTAAATAAGTTTCTTAGAACCTATCTAACAATTGCAGCCTTTGTGTTAATCCTAATAACCTCAGCCGGTATTTATGGATTTCTATCATCAGCATATCAAGAGACAGCAAACAGAGCCGGGATCGTTGATCAAAAAATACTTGCTCTTGAAACTAAAAAGAAACTTTACGAAGGAACTAGAGAAGGAATTTATAAAGAAAAAGAATCTCTATCTGGATTGAAGGAGAGTCTCTCTAAAGGATCAACAACTCAGTTTACAGACAGGAAGGGTAACTTAGTAGTTAGGTCCAACAATGCAAGTATCAAACAAATCGAATCAGCATCTAAATCAGATGAAAAGCTTTCCGGTAAACTTGATGCGGTTAACGATTCTATCTTCTCATTAGAGAACAAAATCTTAGAAGTTAAAACTAGTTCAACAGTTTCATCCGAGTTAGGTCCACTAAAGTATTTATCTGGACTTACCGGCCAACCGATGGATAAAATTATCAACTGGTTCCTATTAGTTATTATTTTTGTATTTGATCCTCTGGCAATTGCATTAGTAATCGCAGCTAACTTTGCCTTCGGAAGGAAGGAACAGCAGGAGTTAACTGAAGAGGATAAAGAGTGGTTAGAAGCACCTTTAGTTGAAGAAGAGTGGGACGAAGATCATGCAATGGATCAAGTCTTAAATGAGATAGTGGAAGATATACCTGAGGAAGAATGGAGGATAGAAGATGAAGATAAGGAACCTTACGAAGTCTATACCGGACCTAAAGAAGAAATAATCCCACTCCAAACCCAAATAGAATCAATTCAGAATGATAAACACCTTTCAGAATGGGGTAAAAGATCTAAAATTGAAGAAGCAACAAACCGATTTAAAAAAGAATCTTTAGGGAAAGTTTACTAACAGTTGCTTTATTGAATTCTTGTTCGTATATTAAGTATAAGATAAAGAAAATAAGTTATGAAATATTTAACAGTACTACTACTCTACGGATTTATCGCCCTTGTTGTGGCAGCAGTTCAAAAATACTCTTTCGAAAATCGATATAAAAAATAAAAGTTATGGCAGCACTAGACTCAATGGTACTTTCCCTAGAGGAAGACATCAAAAACGCAAACACAGTTAAAGACTTAGTAATCCAAAGACTTGTGGATGATAAAGTACTTACAGACCAACAAGCCGAAGACTATGCAGATAAATGGCAAGTCATCATTATTAAACCAACATGGTTTGAACGTTGGATGGAAAAACTAAACATCAAAACCTCAAACAATTATCTATATAAGTACGTTAGATTTGAAGACTAAAAAATAAAAGTTATGATAACACCAGAATTTACTTACCATTTAAGCGAGACTGATTCGCTATTCTTTAAGACCTACCCAACCCACTTTGCTATCTATAGTAAGCATGAATCTTCAGTTGAGACTAAGATTGCTGAGATGAGGAATGGTAAATGGCGATTTGAAGATTATAATCAGAGAAAATTATTCTTCTTCTTATTTAATATCTACAAGAAGGATTTTGGTAAAGCATTAAAGCAGTACGTTAGAAGCTTGGAAGAAAAGCCAAGAACTTACATGATTACTTGTGCCAAACGCCGGGTTGATATTAAGGTTACTAAGATGAAACGTAACTTAGCAGACTGGTTCTACGAAACATTTTACGGAAAATAAAAGTTATGAGCGGAGGACATTTTGATTACGAGCAATATAAACTTGAACAGATTGCTGATTCAATTGAGAGGATAATTGAAGGAAATAAAAAAGAAGTTGCTGACGAAGATAGATGGCACGAAGTTTGGGATGATAGAATTTACTACTATGATTACCCAGATGAAGTAATTGAAAAATTTAAAGAAGGAGTAGACCTACTTAGAAAAGCTAAAGCCTACGCTGATAGAATAGATCGGTTGGTAAGTGATGATGATGGAGAACAAACATTTTTAGAACGTTTAAAAGAAGATTTAGATAGTTATGAGCAAAATAGACAAAAATAGTAAATTTTATAAGCCTCCTACCTTACAAGAGCGCTTACAAGACATTAAGTATTTCTTCTTGTTCTGGAGAGGAAGAAAGAGGGGTATGATTTTCACCCGTGATATTAAGTTAGATGACCTCAGATACATCTTCTTTCCTAAAGGATTTGAGAAATATGGTTACTTAGGAACACATCTATGGAATGAAGAAGGTGACTGCTTTAATGCTCTATACCCTCTAGTACTTGCTATGGACCATGAAGCTAAGCCTAAGCTATGTCCAAGATGGTTCTTACGATTCCTTCACGTATTTGGTAGTGATAGATCTATTGTTAGAGTGCGTAACTGGTCCTTGCACGACCTGCTTAGAAAGCTAACTAAAGGAATTGCTTTTGTTGATTGGAAAACTAAATGGGAATGGTATGATTTACGTATTTCAATTCATGCACCTGAGCATCTACAAAACCTGTCTGAAGATATTGAACATGGTTTTTATTCTAGAGGCAGACAAAAAGAGATTGTAGATCAAATTAAAGAACTAGATCCTAATGCACATATCATCTGGGGTAATATTGGTTGGTTAGAAAAACAATTAGAGACACTAGAAGCCGAAAAAGAAAATCGAGATAAGCAATTAGACTTTATAACTAAACAAGCTCAAGAATTAAACTTAGGGTATAATAAAGAAATGGATTAATATGATTAAATGGAATTATAAACCATCAGGCAACTGCCCCGTTCAATCAGAAGGTTGGTTCTCAGGCCACTACTTCTACTTTAGAGCAAGAGGTGAACAAGCCACTATCGAGTTCAGCGAAGTAGAAGGTGGTTCAGAAGTAGCTTATTACATTCTAACTAAAACCGAACCTTATATGGCAGGTTGGTTACCTAAATGGATATGTAGGTTGCTAATTTGGAAAGGATGTCTTAAATTTATGATTAGAAAACGAATACAAAAATTATGAGCAAGATTAAACAAATTAAAAAATGCCTAAATTAATTAGAATAGAAAGAACTGAACGCATCTATGAAGTAGAACTTACTGAAGAGCAGTACGAACTCTCAAAAGAGAGTGGTGAAGGTTTTGATAAGATCTATGAAGAGATGAGTGCTAAGTTGGAATTAGCAAGGATAAAAGAAGGTCCAAATAGCAAATTCACCATACATGAAAAAAACAAGTATAACGATGAGCAAAATTAAACAAGACAAAATATTCCTAACTCAAGATGAGAATGGTAATCTAAAAATGGATGATGAAGTAGGTAAGGTACTATTTGGTGATCCTAATGCTAACGCTAAATATAAACTAGTTCGTGAACGTGATGGTTTGACACATTATGGAAGAGAGATGGGATGGATTGAATGGGGATACAATGGTAGGTTTAGTGACTTACATAAAGAACCTAAAATTGGTTTATCTTGTATATTAGATCCACACCGAATAAGTTTTACTTGGTTAACAACTTCTATCACAGAAATTGTGGAAGAGCGAGAAGACTATGTTAAGTTCAAAACACAAAATAGTAATTACGAATTATTTAAGTTATGAGCGAAGAATATAATGAATGGTACTGGCGTTTATACCGCTGGATTAAATGGGAACTACCTTACCAACACAAGTACATCAAGTATGGAGTTAAGAACTTATACAAATGGTTCCGGGTAATTTGGAATGATAGAGATTGGGACCATCATTATATTTTTCAGGTATTAAAATTTAAATTAGAGAAACAGGCCGATTATTTAGCCGAAAATGGTTTCCACAATAATGCTCAACGTGATGCAGAATTAATGATGACCTGTGTTCGATTAATTGATAAGCTTCAAAATGAGTATTACTATGATGAGCTATGTAAATCCGGTGTAAGGTCATCTGAAGCAGTTAAAAATGTAATAGCCAAACACAAAAAAGCCAAACGTTTATTATTTAAAATAATGAATGATAGGATTGAAGAATGGTGGGATTAAGTTGGAATTCAGAAAAATTATTCGTATATTAATGTTATCAAATAAAAGTTATG